GTGAAGAAGAAGATGAAGACTATGAAGAAGAATATGAAGATTATTAAAAATTAAAATAAAATAAAATGGATAATTTCGATTTAAAAAAATATTTAGCTGAAGGTAAGCTATTAAAAGAAGAAGTTGAAAAAATAAGCAACGAAAAGTTTACTATTATTTATAATGCTGATGATATGACAGAGTATGAAGTATTCAATAAATTACTCTCTGATGATGAAGCTGAAGCTGCTGAAGAAGATTTTAAAATCTTAGATGATGATATGGAAACATTTGTTTTAGATTCTAAAACCCCAGCTAGCGAAATTTTAGATTATGCTTCTTCACAAGAAGAATTAGAAGATTACGGTTTAAGTAAATATTGGAAATTTAAATAAAGTAAAAAACATACAGGATAGATTCATAGCCTATCCGCTAGATAACATGCTTATCTCCCTTCCCGTAAGAACAGGGCGCTTAAGGTAAGCCGTATTAAAGAGATCTGTGGCCTCCATTTGGAGGTCACATTTAAGTTTCGTATATTAACGTGTTAAAAATAAAAGTATAGATGAGTAAAAACGTAGTAATGATTGGAGCAGGTGTAGCAAATGTAAATGCTGCTACTAAGCTAGTTGACAATGGATTTAAAGGTAAAATCACTATTATTGATATGGGTAAAGACCCATATTTAAGACCATATGAAGAGGTAATGACAGGCTTCCTAGGTGCAGGTGGTTGGTCTGATGGTAAATTAACTTACCATACTTCAATTGGAGGGCAATTATCTAAATATTGTGGTGAAGAAAAAGCAATGGAATTATTTGATCAGGTGATAGATAATTTTAAACGTTTCCACCCTAAACCAGAAGAAGTACAATGTTCAAATCCTGTAGCTGAACCTGATTTTATTAAACCATATTTTGGTTTACGTTTATTCCCTGTTTGGCACGTTGGTACTGATTACTTACATGAAATAGGTAAAAATTGGTATGATTACTTAGTATCTAAAGGTGTTAATTTTATATGGGAAACTAAAGTTGATGATATAGATTTTGCTAATGAGTGGGTATATTGTGATGGTGAAAAAATGCAATATGATATACTTATTTTTGGTGTAGGTAAATCAGGTATTGATTTTGGTAAGCAATTAGCTGAAAAATATGATTTACCAACTGAACCAAAACCAGTACAAATAGGTGTTAGATTTGAAGCACCACAAAAACACTTCCAAAAATTAATTGATATAAGCTATGATTTCAAATTGTATCGTAAATTCGAAGACAAAGGCGTATCACTACGTTCATTCTGTACAAACAACAACGCAGCTTATGTTGCCGTTGAAGAAACGTATGGAGATCATTCGTACAATGGACACGCTAAAAAAGATGAAGCATTTAGGAACGATATGACCAATTTTGGTATTCTAATGGAAGTTAGAGGTATTGATAAACCATTTGAATGGTCTAGAGATGTAGTGAATAAATTACAAAAAGATGGTACTGGTCTATATTATAGTCCAAGTAGAAAACCATCTCAAACATCAGAAGGAATAGATGTGTCAGCTATCCAAGTAGATACATTACATAAAATATCAAAGTCAATGCAACCATACTTTATGTATGTATATGATTTTATTGAAGACATGAAAAAAGTTTTCCCAACACTTAAAGATGATTGGGGTATTTATGTACCTGAAGTAAAATATCTATCACCTGAGCCACTTGTCGATTATACCAATTTAGCACTCACTAAGTATCCTAATGTACACTTCGTAGGCGATGCTTTATCAGCTAGAGGTATAACGGTAAGTGGTGCACAAGGGACATATGTTGCTGAATCACTTTTGGAGAGTTAAAATAAGTTTCGTATATTTAAAATAAACAAAAATTATGGCAAAATCAGAAAAAACACCGTTTCCACAAAGTAAAAGATTAAAAAAAGCAGATGGTACTATCGCTTATGTATGGGATAATAAACTCCATAACTGGGAGGGACATGCTTTAATTCCTGAAGGTAAAGAAAAATTAGGTGAATATCATTTATATGGTATTAAACATACTAAAGAAGAATGGAGTGAAGCTAGAAAACAAAGAGAAGGGTTACCTTATTATAAAAATCAATCAATGAAAGCACACCTTTCAGATTATAGAAACTAGGATATGAAAATAGGTTTATGTGGTACAATGAGTGTAGGTAAAACTACATTAGTAAATGCTTTAAAGGAAACAAAGCAATTTAAAGATTATATGTTTAGAACAGAGCGTTCTAAATATTTGATGGAACAAGGTATTCCACTTAATACAGATTCAACATTAAAAGGTCAAACTATATTCTTAGCTGAACGTTGTGCTGAATTAATTCAAACGGATATTATAACAGATAGAACAGTTCTTGATGTTATGGCATTTACTTTAAATGCTAAATCAATACCCCACCAAGATAAAGAAGCATTTGAAACATATGCTAGTGAATTTGTTAGAGAATATGATTATATTTTTTACATATCTCCTTATGGAATAGATATTGAAGATAATGGAGTACGTGAAACAGATGAACATTATAGAGATCTAATTGATTTTACTATTACTACTCTTATTAAAAGACATGGTCATAAAGCAGGCAAAATAGAAAAAATATCTGGATCTACAGAGGAACGTATTCAACAAATTTTGAATATTACTGGTCTTTAACATATTTATAATAAAAACCTTATTATAATGAAAAAATCTGAATTAAAAAATTATATCAGAGAAAATATCATCTCTACATTATCTGAAGATACTGATGCAGAAATTGAAAAAACTAAAGAATTAACTGCTGCAATTAAAGATTTAGAAGTAGCTAAAAAAGAAGCGGGTATCGAAGAAAAAGTAGCTAAATCTGTAGATGATGTTATTGACCCAGCTGATTATGGTCTTATTGGCTCAGGCTATTTAAAAGGTTTTAATAAACCTCATTCTTTAGATGCTGATCAATTAGAGACTCTTGGACGTAAAATTGTTAAACAATTATATAAAGGGGATTTTGATAAGGCTAAAGCTAAATTTATTAAAGAAGAAGCAGGTATAGAAGAAGCTAATGTAGGTCTAGATGATTTACAAGACATAGGATATGACGATGGTGAATATGCTGTAAGTATGCATTTTAATAAAGATGTAATTGGTATAAATAATCCACTTGATTACAAATATTATAGAAGAGGGTTTCTTCAAGGTGTAAAAGATAGCACAGCAAGTTACAAGTTAGAAGAAAATGAAGATAAAGAACCATCTAAAGCAGATCTTAAAAAAACTAAAGGTTTAGCTAAAGCAAAAGAAGAATTAGCTTTATTAACTCGTGAAATGAAATCATTAGCTAAAAAATATTCTAAAGCTGAAGGTGAAGAAAAAGAAAAACTAGTAGCTGATCTTAAGAAAAAAACAAAACTTAAAAAAGAATTAGAAAAGATTTTAGATAAATAAAATGGAGTCTAAAGAAAGGGTTATTTACATATTAAAAATTATAGTACTATTCTGTATAATATTCTGGTTATTATTCTCAGATAAGGAAGAGTATGTTGAGGATTATAATGCTAAAATTATAGCATTAGAACAAAAAGTTGATTCGTTGCATAGTGAAAATGATGAATTGACTTTTAAAATCGATACCTTAAATGGACAAATAACACAATTAGACCAACAAATAAATCTTAAAGATAACAGAATAAATAGCTTGAAATATGAAATTAGTACTAAAGTGGATGCTGTTGATAACTTTAATGATGACGAGCTTGAAAAGTTTTTCACAGAACGTTACAGACAGTACATCGATTCAGTTAAAAAAACCGATAGCGAAGTTAGTAATTAAAGATTTAATTACAGGAGATGGAGCTAAAAAAGAGTTAGCTTTAACATTAGATAAAATTAATTTTTTAGAACAAAAAATAGTTCTAAAAGATAGTATTATTTTTAGTCTTAATTCCCAAGTAGGGAATTTTGAATCTATAATGCTTACTAAAAGTGATCAGTTAGCTATATCCCAAGAGCTATCTAAAAGACTACAATCTGATCTTAAAAAACAAAAACTTAAAACTAAATTAATGGGGGGTGCAGGTTTAGTAGCTATTGCAGGAGTAATCTTTATATTAAAATAATATATGTCAGATTTAAAAAAAGTAATACGCTCAGAATATTTAAGGTGTGCTAAAGATCCAGTGCATTTTATGCGTAAATACTGTTATATACAACACCCACAAAGGGGGCGCATACAATTTAATTTATATCCGTTTCAAGAAAAGGTATTAACGTTGATGCGCGATAATCCTTATTCGATTATCCTAAAATCTAGACAGCTAGGTATTTCAACACTATCAGCAGGTTATTCTTTATGGTTAATGATATTCCATAAGGATAAAAATATTTTATGTATAGCAACAAAGCAAGAAACAGCTAAAAACATGGTTACAAAGGTAAAATTTATGTATGAAAATTTACCTTCATGGCTTAAAGTAGATGCAGCTGAAAATAATAAATTAACTTTAAGATTAAATAATGGATCTCAAATTAAAGCCACTTCAGCAAGTTCAGATGCAGGTAGATCAGAAGCAGTATCTTTACTACTAATAGATGAGGCAGCATTTATTGATAACATTGGAGAGATTTGGGCTTCAGCTCAACAAACATTAGCAACTGGGGGTGGATGTATAGCATTATCTACTCCTTATGGTACTGGTAATTGGTTTCATCAAACTTGGGTTAGAGCAGAAAATAGAGAAAATCAATTTTTACCAATTAAATTGCCTTGGTACGTACACCCAGAAAGAGACCAAAAATGGAGAGACTCACAAGATGAATTATTAGGTGATCCTAGAATGGCAGCTCAAGAATGTGATTGTGATTTTAGTACTTCTGGTGACATTGTATTTTACCCTGAATACATAGACTTTTATGAAAAAACATATATAAAAGATCCTATGGAAAGAAGAGGAGCTGATCAAAATTTATGGGTTTGGGAATCACCTGATTATACAAGAGATTATGTTGTAGTAGCTGATGTTGCTCGTGGAGATGGAAAAGATTATTCTGCATGTCATGTAATTGATGTTGCTAATAATGTACAAGTAGCTGAATATAAAGGACAATTAGGTACAAAAGAATATGGACATTTATTAGTAGGTTTAGCCACTGAATATAATGAAGCAATGTTAGTAATAGAAAATGCTAATATTGGTTGGGCAACCATACAAGTTGCTTTAGATAGACAATATCCTAATCTTTATTATTCACAAAAGAGTGACTCCCCAACAGCTAATTCGTATTTTGACAAATACCAAGACCATTCAAAAATGGTAGCTGGTTTTACTATGTCATCAAGAACAAGACCTATGATTATAGGTAAATTTCAAGAATACATTAGTGATAAAGGAGTAACAATACAATCAAAAAGATTAATAGAGGAAATGAAAACCTTTATATGGAAAAATAATAGAGCAGAAGCACAAAGTGGGTATAATGATGATTTAGTTATGTCATTTGGTATTGCAATGTATATTAGAGATACAGCATTAAAAATGAGACAAAGAGGTTTGGATGCGACTAAAAATGCTTTAGGCAATATGTCTGTAAATAGAACACCTTATCAAGGAGGATATGGTTTTTCTAAAGGAACAGATAATCCTTATCATATCAATACTGCAGATGGTAAAGAAAACATTAGATGGCTTCTTTAATAATATTTATAATAATAATAATATACTATGGCTGATAAAAGCGTATTTTCAAGATTAAAAAGACTATTTTCAACTGATGTAGTTATCAGAAACGTTGGGGGTAATCAAATAAAAGTAATAGATAGTGCTAAAATTCAATCAACTGGTGAATTAGAAACTAATTCATTAATGGATAGATATAATAGAGTATTTTCTACAAGTCCTTCTTCTTTATATGGGGCTCAATTTAATATTAATTATCAATACCTTAGACCTCAGTTATATTCAGAATATGATTTAATGGATAATGATGCAATTATTGCATCTGCTCTAGATGTATTAGCTGATGAATCAACTTTAAAAAATGATATGGGTGAAGTACTTCAAATTAGAAGTGCTAATGAAGATATACAAAAAATATTATATAACCTATTTTATGATGTATTAAATGTAGAGTTTAATCTTTGGATGTGGGTTAGACAAATGTGTAAATATGGTGATTTTTTCTTAAAATTAGAAATTGCTGAGAAATATGGTGTTTATAATGTAATACCTTACACAGCTTATCACATCGAAAGACAAGAAGGATATGACCCAGATAATCCAGCAGCTGTAAGATATAGATATGCACCTGATGGTATGGATAATTTAAGTTCAGGTATGTACCCCGTTCCTGGAGCTTCTGCTGGTAATTTAATGAATGAGCAAGGTATTTTCTTTGATAATTATGAAATGGCTCACTTTAGACTTCTTTCAGATGTTAATTATTTACCTTATGGTAGAGCATATATTGAACCAGCTCGTAAATTATATAAACAATATGTTTTAATGGAAGATGCAATGTTAATCCATAGAATTGCTCGCGCCCCAGAAAAACGTATTTTTTACATGAATGTTGGATCTATTCCCCCAAATGAAATAGATGCATTTATGCAAAAAACAATTGGTAATCTAAAACGTACTCCATTCCAAGATAATAAAACAGGAGAATATAATCTAAAGTATAACATGCAAAATATGTTAGAAGACTTTTATATTCCTGTTCGTGGTAATGATCAAACTACAAAAATAGATACTACCCCAGGACTACAATATGATGGTATTCAAGATGTAGAATATTTAAGAGGTAAATTATTTGCTGCACTTAAAATTCCTAAAGCATTTTTAGGATATGAAGAAGGAGTAGAAGGTAAAGCTACATTAGCTCAACAAGATATTAGATTTGCTCGTACAATTGAAAGAATCCAAAGAATATTATTATCTGAATTAAATAAAATTGCTTTAGTACATTTATATACTCAAGGTTATACAGATGAAACATTAACTAATTTTACATTAGAAATGTCTAGTCCATCAATTATTTTAGAACAAGAAAAAATTGAATTACTTAAATCTAAAACAGAATTAGCACAATCAATGCTAGAACAAAAGTTAGTTCCATCTGATTGGATTTATGATAATGTATATCAATTTAGTGAAGATCAATATGATGAGTATAGAGAATTAACTAGAGAAGATGCTAAACGACAATTTAGATTAGCGCAAATTGAAGCTGAAGGAAATGACCCAGTTGAAACAGGTAAATCTTATGGTACACCTCATGACTTAGCTTCATTATATGGGGCTGGAAGAATGTACTCGGATCCAGGTAATGTACCTGATGGTTATAAAAATGGAACCAAAGATAAAACTCCATTAGGAAGACCAACCGAAAAGGTTTCTAAAAGAAATACTCAAGATGATAATTTTGGAAAAGATAGACTTGGTGCTAAGGGTATGAAAAAAGATGCTAATGATTATAATAAATCACCATTAGCTTTAGAGGGTAATGTAAATTATTTACAACACCAAACTATGCTTAAATCAATGCCTAGTGAAAAAAAGCTAGTATTTGAGCAGGATGATGCGAAAAG